AAGGAGCGTCTTGTTTTACCCAAACAGAACCCTCAAAGTGGCGATCAGGTTATTGTGTCGAGCTGGCGCGAATCACCCACTGACAAAACAATCGTACTGTCGATGACTACAGGTCGTGTGAAGACTACTGACCCTACCGTGTGTAGTTACGTGATGGAACCGGATAAGAACGCTGCAACCCAAGCAGGTGATTCTGGTTCTGCCGTGATTAGCGGTAAAAATATCTTATGTGGAATGCATTTAGGCTCTAACTCTCAAGTCGGAGTCTTTTTGAGTGCTAACATCGTCCTCGATGTGTTGCACAACCGGCGAGCTGAATGGACGAATCTGCGTCCTTTTCAGATCGCCCCGGTTTCCACTTAGGTATGGAAATAGTAGACGGGGCGTTCAAGGCACCTAGACGGAACGAGAAAACAGTCAACAAGACTCTATTCAGCGAATTCATGCGCGTATTTTACCCGCAGTACCTGGATCGACTCCAAGACGAATGGTTTTACTCAGGCGGCGACAAACCAGCTTACGAGAACACGCTGAGGCGGTTCTCGCGCAGGGCTAAAGCATGTCTGCCGCTCCAATTCCTAAAGGAAGCTTTTAAAAAATCATTGGCAATGTTCGATGGTTACGCTCCGCGGTGTTATTCATTTCACGAGCTCATTTCTAACATGAAGAAAGACTCATCATCTGGATACCCCTATTTCACTAACAAGGGCTCTGCTCTTGCATCTTACCCAGGTCAAATATATGATTGGTATTGTAAAGGCGTTTCAGGCACCTATTGCACCCTTTTAGGGGTGTGGATGGCATGTCAAAAGAACGAAGCTTTAACTACTATGAAAGAAGGCCTAGGTGTACGCAATTTCATTGCGAATCACCTCCCCGGGTATATTTCAACAGCAACCCACTTACAACCTCAGAGTGATTTTTTGCACGATAATCACGAACAAATTCCGATAAAAGTCGGTATCTCAAAGTATAATGGCGGCCCACGCCGACTCATGAACACATTCGATGATCATTGTCGAAGGACTGGCTACCCAATAGTGGCCTTTGACATCTCATCCATGGAATATGACTTCCCAACAGAATTCCACCAGGCGTTAGCTTATGCGCGTTCCTGCTTGGATCCTGATTTTGATTGGCAAGCTTTATACGATGACATATCCGATTCAAAACTATTGGATCGTGAAAACAACATTGTGATACGTAAACGAAAGGGCAATAACTCAGGTCATGGCGGCACCATTGATGACAATTCATGGGCCGCTACGGTCGTTTGCTACATTGCGTATCACTTGCAAAAAAGTCGAGACGGCGAAGAAGCGAATTGGGCTTCATTTATGCGCGACTGCAAATTAGCAGTCGTTGGTGATGACGGAGTCATCTGCTCACCAGTTTCGGCGAAGGACCTGCAAAGGACCTTCGCACTTTGTGGCTTTACATTAAAGATTGAGGGCGAAAGCTTTTCAACAGCTGACGTCCCTTTCCTGTCTATGACAATGCATGATGGCAAGATTGTTTCAACACACCCAGACAAGATGCTCGCACACCTCCTGTTTTCTGATTCAAACGATCAGATTTTAGCGCAGCGTGTGTCCAACATCCATATCGAACTCTATAATTCGACGTACGAACGCACGATCGTCGAGCAGTTCGCGCAGTGGTTACGCTCCAAACATGGTATAAGCGTGTCTCTCCTTACCGCAGGTGAGATTGTTGAATTATATGGTTAGTGCACAAGCGGTACCATATAAACAATCCATTCCAAGTTTATTTTTTACCTTGGGAACATCATACATCATCAATTACTAGACAGTGAAGATTACTATATAATAGCGATCATCTTATTAATAATACAGATAATAATACAGGTTTCAGAAATCATTTACAAATATAATTTAATATGAGTAACGAAGAACATAAAGTTGTAGCACAGAATGAAGGCCCTATGAAGGCCATCGGCAAACAACGTCGAAAACAGATCAAGCAACTTGGAAAAGCGTCTTTCGCTGCGCAACCGACTAAAGAGTTGCGCCAAGAAGATTCTTCAGCAGTCCAGGCACGCATGGAACAAGACCATAATGCACGCATGTATTATGCTTCCGTTTGCGACCCCTGGAATGTCACTGGCCAAAGGCTTCCTGACCTGACAATGGTGCCGACTGGTGTGCAGACAGACAGAATGCCCGGTTTCATGGGCATGGTGAATGGTTCCGGCTCCGATCGAGTTGGTGCTTTAGCCATCAGACCATGGCCGTATCAAGGGATCACTACTCTCACAACCGTTCC